ATTAGATGGAGTATTGGTATTAGATGGTGTGTTAGTTACTGAAGGCGTATTGGTAACTGAAGGAGTGTTTGTATTACTTGGTGTGTTAGTTACTGATGGAGTGTTAGTAACCGATGGAGTATTAGTTACTGAAGGTGTATTTGTATTACTTGGTGTGTTAGTAACTGATGGAGTGTTAGTAACCGATGGAGTATTAGTTACTGAAGGCGTATTGGTAACTGAAGGTGTATTTGTATTACTTGGTGTGTTAGTTACTGATGGAGTGTTAGTTACTGAAGGTGTTTGCGTTACTGAATTAGTTGGCGTAGATGTTGGTGTCGGTAAAGAATCTGTGGGCGTTACCGAAGGAGTTACACTATTACTAGGTGTATTAGATGGTGTAATAGTTACTGAAGGTGTATTCGTATTACTTGGTGTGTTTGTATTACTTGGTGTATTCGTAACTGAAGGTGTATTCGTATTACTTGGCGTATTAGTAACTGATGGTGTGTTCGTATTACTTGGTGTATTCGTAACTGAAGGTGTATTTGTGTTGCTTGGTGTATTAGTAACTGATGGTGTGTTCGTATTACTTGGTGTATTGGTAACTGATGGTGTTTGCGTTACTGAACTAGTTGGTGTCGATGTTGGTGTTGGTAAAGAGTCTGTTGGTGTTACCGAAGGAGTTACACTATTACTAGGTGTATTAGTTGTCGATGGTGTGTTAGTTACTGAAGGAGTGTTAGTATTAGACGGCGTATTGGTTACCGATGGTGTTATCGTTAATGTCGGTGTATTAGTTACCGTAGGTGTTGCAGTAGGTGTCGGTGACACCTCAATTATCACTTCTACTTCTGTATTACAAGGCTCATCACTTTTTACAATATATATGTTGTGAGTATCGTCGTCCGTAAATGTATATCCCGTTGAAAGTTCTTGTGAGGTGACTCCAGAGGCTATTAAATTAGAAGGTGTAACTGATGAAAAGTATATATCTACGGTATCTATATCACTACCAATCGTTACACCTGTTAACGTGATTTCCCTTGTCGCCATTATTTTTTATATTTTTATTATAAATAGTCATTAATTTTAAATTGTATAGTTTGCTGTTACTATTAAATTACAATTTGTTGTTGTAACTGAATAAGCTATGTCTAAATCACAAGTCAATTGTCTTGTAGAGCTTATTATGACCAATTCGCAGTTTATTATTTGTTCGGTTGGTGTAGGTGTGATACTCGGCGTAATTGTAATTGATGGAGTATTGGTAACTGAAGGTGTATTAGTATTACTTGGTGTGACTGTATTAGTTGGAGTATTCGTAACCGAAGGTGTATTAGTTAGTGAAGGAGTACTAGTGACTGATGGTGTATTAGTAGTCGAAGGTGTCTGTGTTATTGAGTTAGTAGGTGTTGATGTGGGTGTTGGTAAAGAGTCTGTTGGAGTTACAGATGGTGTATTAGTATTACTTGGTGTGACTGTATTAGTTGGAGTATTCGTAACCGAAGGTGTATTAGTTAGTGAAGGAGTACTAGTAATTGATGGTGTATTAGTATTACTTGGTGTGACTGTATTAGTTGGAGTATTCGTAACCGAAGGTGTATTAGTTAGTGAAGGAGTACTAGTGACCGATGGTGTATTCGAGATTGTTGGAGTAATTGATGGAGTTACTGATTTAGTCGGTGTAGGAGTTGGTGTTATTCCTCTTCCGTTACATTCCACATTTAAACTTATCTCAACTCTAAGGTCAACGTAGGCACCGTTAGTTGGGTCTTCATCACCGTCACAAAGACCTTGTATTGTAAATATATTATTTGTAATATTTGTACTATATGTGATACCTGTGAATTGAGACAACATACCGTCAACAACAGTTTCCCATTCTTCGTTAGTCGGTACGTCATTTAATGTGTATCCTGTGTAGAACTCGTTTTCAATTGTCTGACCTGCACCATAACTACCACCTGAAATTGTTAATACACCCTTAAATGTAGCATCAACTAATTCACAATTTTCATCAATTCGATTTAAATCTAAAAATGCCTCATTTAACATTTCGTAGAAATCTCGTATACCCTGTGACTCCGTCGTAAAGTTTTGTTCACATAGAGTATTCAAAACATAATCGTCAACATTTTCGTTATCACATTGTATGGTAACTGATTGATTTAAAATACATCCATCACCATCTTCAACAGATACGTTATAAGTTCCTCCCGATAATCCAGATATCTCATAATTAGACCTTTGTTCCTCAGGAACGTTATTTGACCAAGTTATCGTAAATGGACCTGTTCCCGATAATATTTGTAATGTTGCAGTTCCGTCGTCTCCAAGAACACATGGTGTTCCAAAAGTTATTGCTTGTACCCCACCACTATCTTCAGAAATATTAAAATAGTTTACTACAGTACAACCCCCATTATCTGTCACATTTATTTCATAAGAACCTGGAGATAAATTGTTTACAGTTACAGAAGGACTTGTAGAGGCGGGTGTGTTATAAATTACAACGTTATCGGTAACTCTTTTTACCACATATGTTAATGGGTATTGTACCTGAGTAGTACCCGATAATACCTCAATAACTACTGAGCCGTTGTTTTGATTACACGTAGTATTGGTTGTGGTATATGAAACTGTATATTTATCTTCATTTTCTATAATAACAGTGTCGGTATAAGTACAACCGTTAGAAGATTGTATAAGAACGTTATACGTATCAGAATCAAGATTATTAAAAGTATGTGTTTGACTATTCGTAGTTATCGTGTCGATATGTCCGTTAGTTGTTCCTGTGATACCATATATTAACGAACCTGAAATAGCGTTTACATTAATTTGAATAGAACCATTACCCGCGCAGTTAGAGTTAACAGGCGCTATCTCTACACTGTTTATACCGCTACTACTATTGAGTGTATAACTTTGTTGGAATGTACAATTGGTACTATCCGTTACAGATATTCCATATTGTCCTCCACATAATCCACTTAGAGTAAATTGACCCGTTTCATTAGTTTCTGTCTGACTGTTAGAACCGACAAATGTATATGGTGCACTTCCACCTGTTAATTGAATGGTTATTTCACCATCACAACCGAAACAATTTGGCTGAGTACCACTATAAGTACCTACACCCATAGGGGGTATCTGTGGTATTGTAACCGATTGTGAAACTTCGCATCCTGTACTGTCACTAATTGAAACACTTACGTTTCCTTCACATAAACCAGTTACGGTGTCCCCTGTTAAGCCGTTACCCCAAGTATATGTATACGGTGGTGTGCCTGTTAAACCTGTTATGGTCGCAACCCCACTACAATTACTACAATTAGATGTGCCTGTGTATGCAATACCAAAAGTAAATGTAGAACTTTGTGCTATTGTTACTGTATTTGTTTGTGCCGTTTGTCCATTACTACTTGTTATTATCGCGTAATATTCTCCTTCTGATATTTCTGAAAGAATATCTAAAGTAGTGTCTTCAGAAGTGTAAGTTTCATGAATATTTCCATCTTTATATAATGTAATACTATATGGTAAGTTTTGACTATTACCACTAACCGTAAATGAACCAGTAGTCCCGTTACATGGTATATTACTAACGTTTACTATTTCACCTAAAAAACAACCTTCAATTGTTACTGTGAAATTTTCACTCTCAATCGGGTTAGTACTATCTGAAACTGTAAAATTATATTCCCCCTCAGTTAAATTGTCAAAAGTAAAGTCAGGACCGTTACCTGATTGTGATATAATACCTCCTGGTGAAGTGTTTTGTATTAAATATGGTTTAGTACCATATTCAACACTAAAGGTAACAGAACCAGTTTCAGGACTACAATCACTAGTGGTTTCATAATTCACAAATAAAGGACCTTCATAACAATTAGGTTCACATTCAAAATATGTTAAATCGACACCAAAATAAGTTAGTGTTGTATCAACGCAAAAACTCTTACCTAACGAACTACCAATTTGTTCTATACCACAACAATCAGTAAATCTATATGAACCAACAGTTGTTCCTGATGCACAAGTAGGTAGTATAGGACTATTTGTTGGCGTAGGTGTTGGAGTTGGAGTATTAGTTGGTGTATTTGTTGGCGTAGGTGTTGGAGTTGTCGGTATATTTTCTTGTTGCGTACATATGCAACCTGAGTCCATATCAATAACTTGATAGTCAAAACAGGTCCCGACAATATATGATTCTATATCGAATTGATAAGGGAAATCGTTATACGATAGGCCTGTATTAACTGTTATATAATTTTCATTAGCACACTCTTTTACCCTAATCGTATAATTACCTGGATTTGGGTCTAAGGTTCCTAATGTTATGTTTACTACTTGACTCATTTTTTATTTTTTATTTAACACACAGAAGACGAACATGATGATTGTAATGTTTGTGTATAAGTATATCCATTATATCCACCTAAGTTTGTAGCACTTCCTGCACTACTCAATATTGTATAACAATTAGTGGCACCGAAACTTCCGAATCCATTATTTATAATCCATGATTGTAGTCCTGTATCATGCCACACGGTACCCGGTATCATTTGTGGTGTGGGTAAGACTGTGACAATAATATGTACATTAGTACCCCATCCGCATGGTCTAACAATAAATGAACATCTAGAACATCTATTTATACACCCAACAGCGTTAGGATTCATTCCTGTTAAGAAATCATTATTGTTATCAATAATACCTCCTGAATATTCTTGAATCGACATACATTTATCAGTCTGATTTGGGTATGGTTGTACTATCGTATTATAAAACGTAAAACCTATATCATATATTTGTGGTATTTGTACAGAGAAAGACGGGTAATAACTTGCAATACTAGCTTCGTTATCACAACAAGAAACAAGGTCATACCTACAACCTAAACTCGCGTTAGACACCGCATTAGAACAGCTAGTATATGTTCCCGTAGCATTAGGATATTGTGTCCCTGTTGTCGTAATCGAACCCGTAATCTGATAAGCGTTGCCATCAATAACCACATAATCGTTAACGTTAGCACCTAATGTGTTTAATAACCCTACAGGTCCTGTAATAGGTGTGTCTGTTGAGTCACAACATAATGTCACTTCACTAAAGTATGTGTATTCGTCACAAGGTGTTGATGAGCCAAAATCAAATTGTATATCTCCGACATCAAATGATGGTATATTAGTTCTACTTAACACTACAGAGTTTACATTTATACAATCAGTAATAGTCACATTACCACCACCCGGTATTGAAATACTATCTTGGTTACCAGAACCTGAATCTCCACACAATAAATATTCTAAAGTTACTGGTGATGAACTAAAGTTTTCTACACCGATATTTGACAAGCAGTGACAGTTTGTACTGCTACAGTTAGTAACGACTTCTGAACCTGTGGCCCAATCAGTACCCTGTAATTGGTTCTGTGCAGTTTTTATTGATGTAGTTTCTCCAACTATTGTGAAACATATACCACTAAACCCATCTTCTAAAATTATGTCATCTTGTACTGTACCTAAATAACCCGTACCACCAAGTAATTGTGGTGCGTTTATTGTATCCGTAATTTGTACAACACCTCCACCTATAGAACTACCTGAAACATAATCACACGCCATCAATACTAACGCATCTAATTTACCTCCATTAAGTGGTGTGACGTCACCATAATAATTGTCACAACTTCTAAGTACAACATAAGCACCTCCACATTTAGCACCAATACCCATGTCACAACATCCATTATGAGTACTAGAATATGATTTAATCGGTAGTGTTTCGTCGTATGTAGAATCATACGTATAACAATCATCAAACTGGACATTTTGACTTGTAATATTAGTTACCGTATGTGTGAATTGTAAATGCTCATATAAACCACCAACAGGATTAGTCGTGTTTAACAACGTATTATACCTTACAGGTGCCGCCATTAAGTCTCCGGCACCATATTGGTCTTCAAAACACGCAACATAAGTGTAGACACACCAGTATTGTTGAGGTTGACTTGAGAGACAAGTTTCGCAATCACCATATGACACCTGTGAAGATGGTGTATTTAGAGATGTTCCAGGAATTCCTCCTCCTATCGTGTAACATACGTTATCTAAAGAAATAAAGTCACCCGTAGTAACACCTAAACTATCTAATATATTTGCGTTATCGAGAATAGTTACACTAGAATGATAATTATCACAACAAGGCGTTAAAGAAAATCTAGAATAAGATTGTGGTGGTGTGTTTGAAGGTGTTGTTGTTAATGTTGGTGTTGGCGATAGTGTTGGTGTTTGTGTTAATGTTGGTGTGGCTGTTGGTGTTTCTGATGGACAAGTTATCGTATTACAGTAATCAGGTGTTAATTCGGAAGCATCAACAATCACAGTACCAGGTGCACCATTATTATTAATAAATATATCAATACCATTATAATTCATACCATAATAATTACTAACTGTACCTCCCGAAACACCAAGATTACCAGTAAATGGTATGGTATCACTATCACAACAATTACCAGGTCTCCACCATACTACATTATCAGGTTGTGTTGAAGTAACAGATGGCGTATTCGTGTTACTTGGTGTATTAGTTACTGATGGTGTCACACTTATTGTTGGTGTTACGGTAGGTGTTACTGACTGAGATAGTCCATAAGTCGGAGTATTAGTAACTGATGGGGTATTTGTATTGCTTGGTGTATTAGTATTAGATGGAGTTGTCGTTAATGATGGTGTCACACTTATTGTTGGTGTTACGGTAGGTGTTACTGACTGAGATAGTCCATAAGTCGGAGTATTAGTAACTGATGGGGTATTTGTATTGCTTGGTGTTGTGGTTAATGTCGGTGTTGGTGTATCTGACAACGCAATAGTTTGACTTGGCGTTGTAGTTAGTGTAGGTGTTGCAGTAGTTGTCGGTGTAGGTGTGTTGCTAACCTCACCAAATGTTAAAGTACAGTCTAAATCACACGGTACACATAAACTACATTTATTATAAAATAAATTATTAGGTATTGATGATAAATCTGTAGGTATTTCGTAAGCAGTTATTGGTGGACTGTTTAATTGGTAACAAACTCCATAATATAAAACTACCGAATTAGGAGGACTGTATGATGTAGGTGTGTAAATAAATTCTGTATTTGTGTCACAATCCGACCATCTATAACAACTTTGTGGTGTTTCTGCGGTTAATTCATCTACCTCAACTGATTTTTCAATACATTCTTCACAATTAAGATATTCAATAAATGTACATTCTTCACCATTAAATTCTTCTAAAATTTCATCATTATTATCTATTACATTATAACACCCACTAATTATACCATCACAACTCACATTCCATACCTCACCAACGTCTAAAGGTGTTTCACCATTAAATATAACCCTATATTTTATGGTGTCGTCACAACTTTGTAATATATATTTTATTAAACTCATCCCGTACAATTAATATTTATATTAACACCCGCATTTATTTGTATTGATTCGTTTGTAAAATCATTATTACATCCAATATTCGATATAGTAATTGTCGTATCATTTATCTCATACCCTAAACCATTTTGATATAAATTACTTAGTGAGTTTTCTACCGCTGTTAACCATTCGTTACTGCTTGGGTAGTCTCCTCCACCGTATCCTGTATAAAATAAGTCTTTCCTCAATAATGTGCCGCTGAGTCTTATATCCACATACCATAAACTTGTTAGTGTGTTAAGAACACAATCACTCACAGTATAACCTTCACCACCAACCGCACTGTTTATACTGTTTATCAATGTAGTTTGTGGGTTATTTAACCCAATATCACAAGTTATGGTCTGAGTAACACAATCAGCACCTAATAATTGCCCTGTGAAAGTACAAGGAATGCAAGGTATTGGTACAATTTCACAACCTCTCTGTCTTCTCCAAACAACTTTTTGTCTTTGTAAGACATTATTTTCCATTTTTTGACCTCCCGTCCATATAGTGGTGGCAGGTAACATTTGTTCTATTAGTTTCATCCAATAGTCACCAATACCATTTGTAAAATCAATCATTTTTTGGTAGGTATATTTGTTAGATGGTATACCTACCGCCTCTTCTGAGTTTAAATATTTCCAATATACAGACTGTAGTGTCGGGTATCCTCCTCCTTTACCATCTGTTATTGTTTGTCTATTTCTAACATTTATCATATTACGATAAAATGTCTGTGCAAACTCAAAAAATGTCTTTTCTCTCGGTTTAGGGTTAATTACTGTCCAATCAACACCTTTAGGGTATGGGTATGGTGTTGTTAAACCTGTAGAAGGGAAAGGATAATTGTATTTTTTTGACATATCCCATATATCGTATATAATACCCTGACCCATATTAAGACTTAGGTCTATATTTTTAGCGTTTAATACTAATTTTTCATTATCAACTACATAGTAAGAATTAAATTCTGCCTGCGTACTTCTCCTCAATCCTGTTTGACTGTCTGTCCATGATTTTTTATTATCAGGGACTCTATTTAACCCAAATCCCATGTCCATATATGGGAAATACCTAAATTTATCAAAATATTTTTCACCATATGTGAATTTTTCTAGTGTTGTTTGAACATTTGGATTTTGACCTGTAAATACTGAATTTGTAACGTCTAACTCTTCAGGTGTTCTATGTTGTGGTGTTTGTTCATACCATCCTGCACCTTTTTCGAAAAACATTTCTTCGGTTGATGCCATAGCTTTTGGATAACCTTGATTATCTACTGGGTAGTCTTCTCTTGATGCGTCCACATCAGTTATCGTTAATTCGGTAGTGAACCCAGTATATGTTACACCCTCAAAACTAAATGTAGTATTTGGGTCGAGTACCGGCGTTTCTGTTGTTTTTGTACCTCCCGTTATTGTCGCGTATTCCTCATTAAATCTTTCGATATTAATAGGTCCATCAGCTAAATAAATAGTTTCATTAAATTCTATTAATGCCTCAGGTGCACCTATCATCCTCATTAACGCCTCTATAGACCTTCTAGTACCTTTAGATTTAAATAAGTAGGCAGAATTTAATATTAGATTTCTATAGTATTGATAATCAACTTCTGTAGGTGTTTTTTCTCTCGATTGTCCAGAATATAAAGGATTACCTTGTGTTCCAAATATACTTTGTAAAAAGTTATCGCTAGTAATTAACGATATGTTAGTGTCCCAACCTAATGTTTGTGCTAAATTTTTTAATAACTGTGAAGGTATATCATTTTTAACTGTATAGTTAACTGAATTCATATACGATAACGCATCTATGAATTTTTTTGTTTCATCAAAACTTCTTCCGTAAAGTTGTAAAACTTTTTCTACATTTTGACTTTTAGTATCGAAATCTTTAAACGCCCCTGTAGTTAAAAATCTTGATATTAAATCTGTTCTAATATCATCTAAGTCTCCCGCAATAGCGTCTAATTTTTTCATATAAACATCAAACTTAGATGTTCTAATATCTAAGTTCCAATAACTGTCAAGCGGCCACGTAACCTCTTCGTTTGCAGCATATAGCTTACCGTTGTCACTTTCTCTTATGACTTTAAATTTTGCAGTATATTTTGGTGAGACTAATCTATTTAATAAAAAGTCTTCTATTTCATCAAAATTGTCTTTGAATTCTTTTTCGGTTTCAAATTTATTAGGTTTTAATAAGATAGATTTTGTAGATTGAGATTCACCATTAAATGGATTACCTTCTACCGATATAGTTACGGTACCCGCAGATAACCTAGGTGATGCATCAAAATCAACAAATTTGTACTCTGTTTTTAAATCTTGAAAAAATAAAGCATATTTAAGATAATTTCTAGTAAGATTTCTTAATGGACTTACTTCAAAAGGTCTAACTGAAATATTTCTATCCGCATTTTCAGAATAATCAATATCGAAGTTATTTTTAAACCTAGTAACATCAATATCGAAAGTAGTTACACCTTCTACATCGTCATAAATAATATTGTATGCTGTATATCCTGTATTTAAATTATAATCTGATTTATCTACTTGTAACGCCGCGGGGAAATAGTTTATTATCTTAATAATTGAGGTAGAAAACCTTTTCCTAAGTGACCCGTATAAAGCGAAATTAGTTACTTGACTAATGTCGTAATTTGGGAATACTCTCAAATTTTTAGCAACAACTAATTTAGATTCTTCTATAGAGTTAAAATCCAAGTCATTAAGTGATATTGGATTAGAGAATACCCCCGTTTCGAAGTTTCTATTAACTTTTTCTACAACCCCTCTTGAAAATTCAAAATTAGCTTGCGTAAGACCTCCACCGTCTACTAATTGAAAACCAACCAGTTCGTCGGAAAACGTTCCCCTCGCATTAGGAGGTGAAGGTGGATATCTATACTTATTATCGGCCATTACTGAGTGATGTTTGTGAAGTTTTTACTAAAGTCTATGTTAGTTCCTCTATCTTGTTTGACCTCATACAACAAGTTGTTAAACTCATCACGAATTTCAAACAAGTTGTATTGTTTGTATATATTCAAGTCATTATCATATAATGTGTATATACCATCTTCAATCGACTTAGTCTGATTACCGTACAACGCAATCGCCAATGTTTCAACGTCATGTTGAGCCATTTCAATCTCAACCGTTATAGGATTAAAAAATGTATTTGTAATTATAATATTCTGATTTGGCTGACCTATAAATGGTGTTGCACTTGGTTTGTTTGATGGTGCGCTCGATGGTGAAACAGTGCAAAATAGTAGGTCACTTCCACTATCGACGTATCTGTATCTAATAGATTTTTGTGAAGAGTTGGTTAAGTTTGTAACCACGGGTTCACAATAGAACGATGAGGTAATAATCCTGTAGAAGTTAGTAATCTTAGTTCCGTCATCGTTTAAATACTCTACTCTATGACCGACTAAACCTTGATTAATAAATCTATTTCTAAACTGTGCCGGTACACTATTTAAATCAATTATAATACCTTTTACGTTAGGTAAAGCTGAAAGGACTCCACAATCTGTAATGGTAGTTCTGATTTCAACAGGTCTTATGTATAATGTATATATACCCAATTGATTGAACTCGTCAGCAGGTAATTTTAAGTTATATAACCCACCAAGAATCTCGACATCCGCATTACCTCCTGTATCCGCGTTGTGAAAATACGGAGTTAACACTTCTGTGGCATCCAATGTTTTTAATGTAAAATCATTTGTAACATCTCTTGATGGAGTGTAGTTTAATATGATTTCTACGTCCTCAGGGGACATATCCGCTGGTCTTGTTGTTCCGTATGTTCCTAACGCCATTTTATTGTTCTTCTTTTATTTTAAAGAAACCGTATCCGTAAGATACTAAGTCTCCTATGTTATCCACTTCACCGAGTCTCTGTATTCCTTCAAACGCAGAGTTTTTACCTCTATCAATAAATATTTGTGATTGTATTTCTGGAGAGGAAACTACACCAAATAATACTTCTTCTTTTGTAATAGGTTCGGCAACCAACATTTCTTCGGTTAATCCATTACTTTCCATAAAGAAAATAGTTTTACCATTTGGGTAATCGTAGTATTCTACATTTTGTATTGTGTACGCAGTGTAAGCGTCTGTTATTTCTGTTACTCTTCCGTAGTTTTCATTTTTTCTTTTTACAACAACCGATGTATTGTACTTGGTAGGTCCGTATAATTTTAAATTAGTTAATTTAGAAGAAGTGTATCCGCTTATTGTAAATGTTTGATTGGATACTTGTGAAGAAACTGTATTTTCTGAGTCACCAGTAAAAATAAAATTATAACTTATAGGTATGTTAGCCCAACTACCTCCTTGAGGTGTGAACGTTATATTACCTAACGGATTATTAATTGTGATAGGTGTATTTGGGATATCAATAGGTTTTTCAATATCTGTAATTCCCCACGGATTTTTTTGAGTTAATTTTATTACATATCTATCGGCGGTAGGAGGATAAGTATGTTCTTTGTAATTAGGAAATTTTTCTGTAAATGGCTCCACAGTACCATCACCCCAATCAATAGTGTAATTAGATAACTTCAAAAACTTTTTAAATTCATCCGATGTATTGTATAAATAAATTTTATATTGATTTGTCGGGTCACCACTTATAGTAAAATTAGTTACGACATCTTTCTGTAATATAAACCCATCAAAAGGCGAGTAAAACCCCATATCGTCAAATGTCTCCGTAAATAATAAGGGTATAGACATATCCGTTAATATTTCAGAAGACAAAACACTAGACATGCCTGAATAATACCCAAAGGTTATACCGCTAAGTGTTTTTTCAGCAATATCACCTTTAATAGTTTCAGGAGAAATCTTTATATAATAATTTTGTTGGTTCACGATGGGTTTACATATTCATACCAATTTATCGGATTTCCGACACCTAACCTTACATCGGTTTCAGTGTCTTTTATCTCATATTCATAATTATCAATATCTAACTGAACTTTATAATAAAACTTTTTACTTTTTTCAAAAGTAAATTTTTCAGATAGTACTGATTGTGGTGAGTTCATCATTCTTATAAATTGCCCTGTTTTTGCGTTAAAAAACTTTGCACTCATATATAGTGTATCAATATTCACATAAGTGGGATTTTTTAACCAATAAATAAAATAACCCTCTTTATCACCGATATAATCTAATACAAAATTTGGTAACTTTATATCTACGTTTGGTGGTGCAATATCTAAAACCGGTGTCGCTCCTGTTCCTATACCTTGTGGGTTTGGGTTTACGTCTCCACCCTCACCCGGCGGGTCAGGTTCTATAGGTGTCGTACCATCATCGCTCGTAGGGAATAATGGTCCACCACCACCTCCACTGTCACCAAAACCATCAGGACCTGGCACTAACTTATCAATTATTAGTCCCTTATATGTTTTTTGATTTGTTTCTTCCGCCTTTCTTTTTTGGATACTTAATTCATACTCTAACTGTGCTTTATAAGCCCTATTTTCAGGGTTCATTTTTTGTTTATTTTTTGTTAAAGTTTGATTTTTTGTCAATATCTCATTCAAAGTATCTTCATATACTTTTGCCGCGGCTGAAACTGTAGTTGAATTTCTACCACCTCCACCCACAGGTGTGTCGGGTAAAACCACAGGTATTGTGGGTCCACTCACCGAACTTGAGGTTCCTGTGAATGGTGTTGTACTCGATAATTTTACTTTACCTTGTTGTGTAGGTATTATTATTGTTAAATAAATTTGTTGCGTTTCTGAGTCTGTAGTATCGTATAGGTCTAATTTAAAGAAACTCCTCTTAAATGAATTAGCAGTATAGTATATCTCAGCCTCATTAAAACTAGTACCTGTGAAATTAGGGTTTTCGGTAAAATCATAATCACTAACCCATAAGTCAGTGTCTGAAGATGTGGTAGAACTTACACCAACACTTCTATCAAAAAACATAAACTTATATTCAACACTTGTTTTTGTTTCTCCTTGATAAACCCAATCTTTATGTGCATATCGAGTAACTTCAAAATCTTCAATAGGGTTTATAACCTCTTCTGTGACTACTTCTTCATACTTATCTAATAAATCATCTCTACCAAATAAATCTGTTTTTATTTGTATAGGAATGTTAAGATATATATCTTTACTATTAAGATTAAATTTATACTTATTCACAATCGTCAGTTATTGGTGCAAAAATTATGTCATTATATAAGTTAATATTTCGTTTCATCGGTGTTAATAAAAACATAACTTTTTTAAATGGATAATGACACCCATTTAAAAAAGGAATATTTAACCCGTTACCATTAGTATCTATATAACCATAATTATATAAATCTCTCCACCTCCACTGATTATCGTATTTAGAAAAGAACGCATAATCAGGAACTAAATCTACTTTGTCTTTATCTCCCGTTTCTATATAATCAGAATAAACCCTAATAGGTACACTGTAATGAGGTTCGTATGTATATCCATCAGGTAAATTATTATTACTTTCGTTATCAAAAATATTTGGGTTATAAGATATTTTGTGATTAATCTTACTTAATACTGCCTCTTGTTGTTCATAATTATTATATTCACAAACCGCCCCCATAATTTCATGACCTACAGGTAAAGTTTTATTATAATAAAAATTTAATCCGTCTTTTTGATAACTACCGTTTGGTATATCATCTCTATTGAGTGTATTATTAATCGCCCACCAGTTATCTATTTCATTATCTTTAAAATTTAAATCCCATCCTACTTGTATACCTGTTTGGTTATTGGCGTAATATGGATTATTGAACCACCCCATATAACCTCTATTTACTATTGTCACAAATAACTCGGTAACTGGTCTGTCTAAGTTATCTCTTAAATTACTAATATCTATATCCTTATCAAATGAAAATCCTACAGTAAGGGAACCATCTTTTATTGATGTCCTTTGTATGTTATTCGGTGTAAGTGCCGAATATTCCAATTGTTTTTTAATCGGGAACGGATTTCTTTCAAACCCCATCTTAGTTATGTCCGCAAAACTATTTTTAGTTAAAATCTTATGTTTTCTAACATAATATTCAGAAGTGGTTTCTAATTTATTATTTATATCGGCAACCCTTTTAAAATTTCCAACTGCATAATTCCCAAACAAAGGGTCATCAAATCCATAGTCAAAAATAGAAAAAACAGTATCTTCATTACCATATGAACTATCGCCTAAACTATATACCTCAAAGTATTGTTTACCGTCTATAACATTTTTCGTATAAATCCAATCACCCACAGAAAGATTATGTTTGAACCCACAATAGAAAGTTATTAAGTTTTTACCTTTATTTGGTTTATTCAGAATATAATAAGGTACTCCGTCCGTAACTATAAAACTATTCACGGATGTTCCGCTTTCATAGTTTACACTTTGTGTTAGATATTGGTCTGTTTTTTTACCTGACGCATATGAAACATATACCGACCAATTATATGTTGTGGCACTTTTATTAACAAAAGGTATATGTCCCTCAATACCTCTTGTTCGATAAAAAGTAAATTCATCGTATTGTGGATACCCCTTCCAAGGTGCATTATTTTCAACAGAGTTTAATGTATCAATATAAAATAACGAATTTAAAAATGGTTCATAAGTTGTTTGACCACTAATAGTATTATTAAATATATTAGTTATCTTACCAGCAATTCTAAAAGTGGAAGATGATTGTCTCTCTTTATCAAACCTTTCTTCTAAATTTACAATTATAGACCTATCACCTTCTATTATATTTTTTTTAGAATTCTCTAAATTTACATTAACAGATACATCATTATTAGAGGCGCCCGCGAATCGGTCTTCACCTCTAATTATTCTAATTTCTGACGATTTTTTATTAGTCATTATAAATTAAAAATATATTTCTTTATGTATCTATTTATCACAGATTTGCCTCTTTTTAAACCAAAATAAAAATAGAACGGAGAACCAACCCTAAAGTTATTACTATTCTCATTATTAGCAGGGAAATAATCATATTCAGGGTCTGTAGCACTTCTGTTAAATATATGACCTTTACCGTAACCATAATTAGGTTTCATATAAGGTTGATTAGACTCAAAGAAATCGTCTCCTTGATACTTTGATGAGAATATATACTCTGTTTGCCAATTATTATATTCAGTACCAAATAATCCGTTACTATTCATATACCACATATAATATGGTACTATTTGTGTTTTTTCATATCCGAAATAATTTGTAGGACCTTCAGGGTTTGTACCAAACGTAGTCGTACCATTAGTCAATACTCTTCTGTCTATAGTATTTGAACTGAACCATATACCAAATCTATCATCTGCAACCGTAATCGCATCGTCACAATAGTTTCCATCTAAAAATGGTACTACACCATATTCCGAATTAATTGCAATCATCTGAGCGAAATCTCCATCAACCCTTGCATCAAAGAATCGACTTAAAGCCGTACCCAACTCTCTTGAGAATAGTTGTCCTATTGATGCATCACCAGTATTACTAAATTGTTCTAAGAAACTTGTATTTGCCAATCTAGATAATAAAAATAAGTTTACCACATCTGTTGGGTTTTGGTAGGACGTAGACGTTATCGTGTCAATTATATACCCTTCAAAGTCAGGTGAGAAAGCAATTTCTTTAGTGAACTCATCTCTCGGTCCCAATTCCATAATAGTTGTTGGGAACCATATATTCTTTAAGTTTTGACCGTAGTAGTAATCTCTACTAGGTACCTGACCAACAAACTGATTGGTATTATCATCAAATGGTGTTGACCTATAATAGAAAGAGTTTGTGTCAGTATTAAAATATATAGGACCCTGTCTTCTTAATGCAGCAAATGGTTGTTGGGGGTCACCACAATACCTATATCTCTTAACTTCATTTTCACTTCCGTATAACGTTTGTTTTTGGAAAGTTGGCATATATAATGTTCCATTTAACCAATTGTTTTGGAACGATTCTCCTATAACACCCTGACAAACAGCAAACATAAATCTCATTCTTGTACGATATTCAAATAACATTTCAATATCTGCCCTTAGAGACCTAACAGGTTTTTTTATTACAAAGGCATAACATCCATTTTTTAGTCTTTGGTCTCCCTGTATATTAAATTCTAAGTCTAATGGTATGTCACAGGGTTGTTCTATACCAAAGTTTTCTCCGTCACCACTATAACATCCTAAAGGTACCATACCATCACAATTAAATGAAGACAACAATAAAGATGTTTCACAATTAGTGTCTTCAATCATATCTTCATAAGTACCACTCGCATCTGTTGGTACTATTGAACCCGCAATATCGGTTACTGTACCGTCGTCTTCAACGAGATATAATTGTTGTTTTAAATTTAAATGTAATGCGTATCTTCTATAACCTTTGGCCTTTGCACTTACAGCAAATCCAAAATCAGGTTCGTCAAATTTATCTGATGAAGGTATCCTATCAGACCTGAATATTATTTTTTCACTATTTTTCATTATTGTATAAGGTACCCCATTACTACTATCTCTATCATCATAATTATTTGGTAAATAAAGAGGTGAGACAGTTATAACATCAGTGTTACCATTAGACCTTAACATTCTTTTTTCTGAGTTCCGATATGCATATTGATATCCAACACCTTCTATGTATCTTTGGAATGTGTAATTTACTCCTTGCCTTGGCCACCTATTACTACTAGCATCAGCGCTTACCCATGTGTCAGAACTTCTACCATTAGGGCAGTGAACACCTCCTGCGTTTCCTATATTACCCATCCAAGTTGTAAATGTAGTATCATCCTCATCCATTTCCCTGAACTGTCTATCTATTGATACGTATTTGTTAGGACAGTAGGTATTAAATTCTTGCCATACTGAGCTATCTGGTCTAAATAAATATGGTTTATGCCATAGTTTACTATTAAAACCATAACCAACTATACTATTATTTGAACCGTACCAATTTCCGTTATTATCGCAATTATGAAAATATAATAGTTTTCTTTTTGTGTTATCTTCCTGCCATATTCTATAATGTGCGGTAGCACTTTCTTTCGCAGTTCTCCAAGAAGCTGATGCATTTTCATTATTATTTTGTATAGGTATATTCATAAAGAAATCACCCGTAACTGTTTTATATCCATTAAATTGTGTTCTATTATCTAAACTTTTACCTAATAGTTTAGATATATCGTAAGTAATTCTTTGCCTTGGCATATGCGGGTCAACACCTCTAACTGCAACAACTATTTTTATTTTACTAAATTCACTGTTATTTATACCGCCCTTCCAATAATTCGAACCATCTGCGGGTGTTCCACCGTTATTACCCGGTACTCTTACCCTATCACCATATTTTTTATCTTCCCAATCTCCAAAATAACCATAGTAATCTAAAACATATCTCCATAGTGCACCTGTTATAACATTTACAGAGCCATCATGCTCATAATCCGTTATTTTTCTTACCTGTGCAGTATAAACAGGATTAACCTGTGTCGTATGCGTCCATATTTCATCTGGAGTTAATGTGGTTATACATTGGAAATACTCGACTCCGGTCTTAAATTTCATTTCCATCGTTGTCGCTGTGTTATATAACCATATTGATGATGTTTGTTCTGTTCCATTCTCATTCATCCATTTTACCTCACTTTGGATGTATTGCGTATTACTGGCTCCAATATTACCGTTAATATCATAGCATGTTCCAGTAATCCCTGTACCATCAAATTGATTTCCATCTGGAAAGGCGACATAGTTTGGGTCGTTTATGGAAGATGGATTATTGAAAAAGAAAAGTTGCCCTTGTTCCATATCTTCACCTGAATCTAAAACCATAATAAATGCATTATCATACCATGATGTTTCAGGTGCGTTAAAACCTAATTGATTATTCTTTAATGTGGTTTTAATTTTTGTCGTTGTTCTTGCATTAATATCTAAATTATCTAAGGTTGGTATATATGGTATCGTATAATTACCTGTAACTGTTTTGTCAACACCTGACTGTGGGTTTGTAATTATGTTTGTATCACCAAAAAACATGGCTCTTCTATTTAAAAGATTTAGCGCTTGTCCCCACGTTGGTTCAGGATTTATCATCCATTTTACTTTACGCTCTTGACCTACATCCTCTTTTGGTAAAGCCGGCCACACGGGTGACTTATACCACTGTACTTGGTCTCTTCGATTAAATAGTCGTCCTATCCCTTTCCAATTACAGTCGTCCATTTCTACACCAACATCTTTTAATAAATTAGTATAATATCCATTTTTATGGTATTGGTCTAAACCTGACCTAATTATTTGTGCTTGTATTATTCTAGCGTCAACACTAGCAATATAACCTACCGATGAACAGCTATCACCAACTTTATTAGCAGGCATAACACTACTGTATAATTCTTTATACGACGCATCAATGATTGGACCAAAATTTTCTTCATCTGCATATGATTCTAACTGAGACGCAGTATCACTATCATCGGTTTCAGGTACCCCTGAGTCACATGCACATGCTTCACAGTCAGGATAACTTAACATCGGTAATGTTATATTACTAAATGGGCTATCTTTTGGTGGTGGTGTTACTTCTTTTTTAACGCAGTCATCTTTTGTTTTTTTACTAAAAGGTAATAGTGTTAGGAATACACAAAACGCATATAAGACAAAATTAATTATAGCACGTACTACTATTATTATCGCTCTAACTAATGGCCATATTAATGTTATAACATGGGCCACCACTAATAGTGATATTAGTGGTAGTGTGAGTATTGAAATCAGAAAATTAAATAGAAAGACTAAAATACTGCCGTTTCTCTGCGCGTCATTTACAGGTAATGGGTTATGTTCACTTTGACATGTCTTGTCATTTATTTCTTTTATACCTAAGTGTTTAATCCTATTTCTACCCCACTTAAATCTATCAATGTGAGATGCAACAGTATAAACTTTATTATAATTAAACTGATAAAAACTATCTTCACAATTTATAGCGGCAATCTTATCATAATAATCATCCCAATTTAATGAAAATGCGTACGATTTGTTTCTTTCTTCGTCGGTTGGAATTAGGGTTTCAAGGTATGCCCTTCTTTCTGCTTGGTTTTCGGGTATATCTTCTATTGTTGTTCCTGTCCACCCATGTTCACGTATATTAGGTATTAAATAGTCAGCCCTTATAATATCGTTTTTTAAACCATTTTCATTTTGATATTTAATTCTAAATCTATACTTACCTTTTGTCGGTATACCAACCGTAGGGTCTAATGAAATTACCTGCTCACCAAATTCGTTAGTTGTTAAATAATCTAGGTTCATAGGTAGGTCAACCATCCATGTACCATTATCATCTATAATATTACCACCATCTTCTAAGAAGTATTGTTCAAGTATAGGTTGACCCTCACTATCAACATCTATTGTTTGTCTTATTGATAGTATTTGTCCGGGACCCGCAACAACGTCACAAAGTTTACCTAAATCATTTTTTGGTTTACAATTACCCTTTAGGAAATCATCTTCTGTACTAGTAAATAACGACCCCATAAAAACCGCTTGTGGTGATATTTCAATACCTAAATCTCTTAGGTCAAAATCTGAACGAGTAATACCTATATCACATAATTCATTATCCCCCCAAAATGGTGTTACTTCAACTTCAACAACGCTATTAACGATTTGTGGTAAACTATCTAAATCTTGTGAAGCTTTAAAATTTTGCCCATTAAATTGTGATGGCACTCCCATACCCATCCTTATTAGGTCTGCGGGTCTTAAAGAAAATTGACCCATATTAGATAGGTCTAAATCCATCACTAATTTGTGTTGCCCTAATGGGACACCCACAATCATAAAATCACCAGATTCGTTAGTTTTTACGGTATATTTATAATACTTTTCATAAACCTGTAATACTTCTTTTCTTGTTAAAACATCTTCCCTATCAGGAAACGTACCTGTGGGTGTGTGTCCTCCATATTCTTTTTTATATGGTAATAAATTATACCTATACCCATCATCATTTTTTGTCTTTAAATTTTTATATGGGTAAAGTGTAGATATTATAGGGTTATTTTCATCTACATTATCTAATGGCACAAACACAGATATAGTCGCGTTTGGAATACCGAAACCTCCGTTAGCGATTACTCTACCAACGATGATACCGTAATCGGCGCAGAATCTTTCATATAAGTCTTCTTGTCTTAATTTTAAAGATAAGATTTCTAAAAAGTCAAAATCTTGCTCTATATTTATTCTGACTTCTTTATCGACCCCAATTTCAGTTTTTATTCTATATGACTTTGGCATACATTTTCTTTTAAGATAAATAGTTATTTATCTTAATTTTAGAACTAAAAACAAAAAAGTATACTAAAACTGAATTTACGAGAATTCAACGTTTTTAAGTTGTTTTATTCTAACTTTTATATCTTTTTCAGGAAATCTAACTTGGTAGATTTGATTCGGTTGTGCAAAAATAGTATCATCTATCAATTCAATCTGTTTTGTTTGTAAGTCAGAATATCTTTGTGAGGTTTCAGATGATGAATATTGACCTCCTGTTTTATTAAATACTTTTATATCCGCTAATGTACTAACTCCTGGTATGTCTTGTATTAATCTACGGATATCTGATATATTAACATTTTTACCTAATAAATTAGTTCTTGGTGACATATATGAATTAACACTATTAACAATATTTGTTATTACTTGACCCTGATTTTCTGTCGATTCCATAGCCACTGAAAATTCAAACTCTAAATCTATTACTTGTGCACTCCTTACTGAGATATAGTCGTTTATCATTCTGTAATTAGATAAGTAATTAGCAACGTTTTCTTTTAAGGTGTTTGAAACATTGCCCGTTAACTTTCCGTTGTTATCATAGGATAGTATTTCTATTTTTATTTTATTATCTTCTTCTGTAATTGACGCTTTAGCGGGTGCACCGAATCTACTCGGCATAGTTCTTATTAAAGAATTATAATCATTAATTGTTACCGCCCTTTTTTGTGCTGCGAAGTTATATGTTACCATGTTTCTAACTTCTTCGGTGGTTGGTAAGTCTCCTCCACCAATAGCTGCGGTAACATTATTACATCTTAAACTTTTCTTTACGTTTTGGTTTATGTTTTCTGACGGTCCATTTAACGAAAAATTTATGGTACCTATCTGATTAATTGTATTAACACCTATATTAGATACCGAACCTCCACCTATTCTATATTTTACAAAAAGTGTAGTATTGGCTTTAACCGTTTTACCTAATGCAATATTATTTTGATAGTCTTCTAATCTTAATGGTATTCCTGTTCTTGTAAATTGTGCTAGTTGTTCGTCCGCAGTTACTGTGGCCGCCCCAAATTGTATCCTACAATATCCTTCGGGTGTGTATTCAGATATAAATCTATTTTCAGTTTCAATATATCTACCAACCTTAATACCTGGTTTATCAGACGCTTTTGTAGGGTCTTCAACAAAAATTGTATTTTCTGCCAAAGCGTCTACCTCATACCATTTGTCGGCCGCGGTTAGAAATTCATCATACGTAGGTGGACTTGAGTATGTTGTACCGTCTTTTTGTATTATCGAGGTAATACTAATTACATTCTTTTCAGGTAAGAAAAACTCGTAGAACGGTTTAACATCATTAGCGTTGATAACTTTTTTAAATATTTTGCTCGTCCCATTAATCACAACCTCTCTTTTAGTTATAGTATAATTTACTATTCTATTATTAGAGTCAAAATTAGGTATTTTAGTTCTGTTTGGATAACCTTTACTGTTGTATTGTGTACTAAAATCTATATCATCTACATTTTCAAAAATCTGTCCAGCACCTATAAATTGTGAACCCGCTCTTATTACCCCTAAGTATCTACTATCTTCTTGGTCCCCATATGCCGGTACTGTAACTGAAACATCAAGTAAAGCAATTGAGGGTCTATTTCCAGGTATTTTTAATCCGTAGGTTCTTGCGATATTATATATAGAAGACTTTTGTTGTGCGTATAAAAGAACAGTTTCTTGTATACTTCTATCTATATGATAGTGTAAATTATCTCCTATCGCAGCGTTTAAATCCAAAAATACTGAGAATACCGAAGCGTCATTAAAGTTATCAATTAAGTCAGGATAATATTGTCTTGTAAAATTTATTAAGTCCTGTCTTAAACCTTCAAAATCTCTTTCCGTATATGATATTTTACGATTAGCCATCTAATTTAAATATTAATTATTATAAAGTCCTTACTTTCAAAAGTATCACTCTTTACTGAATAGTCTATTCTAACTTTAGCGGTATATTCATCAACACCTTCACCCGCAGTCCTAAAGATATCAAACATTTCATATGATGAATTTTGGTCTTCTATGTTTAAATCCCCAATAGGGCTTCTGTCATCTTCAGTATATGGTGTTATACTTATTTCATTTAATAAAAGATTCGGAATATATTTTTCAACCGCAGTTTTTATGTCTGATTTTATTGCGTCAAATGTTGGTCCGTCCATAGGTTCAAAAATAAATTCATATATTCTTGTACCAAAATCTGGCAAATAATACCTACTACCTTTTCTAGTTAAAATTAAATGTAATAAATCTGCCCTTACTTCCTCACCAACATCTTTTGTTAGTGATAAGTATTTACCTTCAATACTTTCTTTAAAAGGAAAATTAATACCATATGTTTTATTTATCGCCATACATATAAATATTCATTATAGTATTTTTATAAAAAAACCCGTCTTAGTTGACGGGTTTTAATTTTTATCCTTCACACGCTACGCATTGTAGGTCGTTTAAGTTTAGTTTTTTTCTCGCAAATGCTTGTGCGGAATTCATAGAGTGTTGGTAGTATAATGTTTTAACTCCTAACTTCCATGCATCTATTAGTAATTTATTCACATCTCTTGTCGGCATATCAGGAGAAATCATTAGGTTTAAAGATTGTGATTGGTCAATAAAATCTTGTCTTATCGCCGCTTGGTTAATGATTGAAGCCTGATTAATTTCAGCGAAAGTTCTAAATATGTTTTTCTGTTCATCACTTAAAAAATCTAAATGTTGTACTGAACCATCTTTTTTCTTAATACTATCCCACACTTCTTTAGTATCTCTATCCATTTCATTTAAAAGATTTTTAAGTATAGGATTCTTAATTGTTACTTTCATTTTAGCAACATCTTTAACATAACAATTAGACCAAATAGGTTCAATTGACTGTGATACCTGACCTAAAATAAATGCCGATGATGTTGTCGGTGCAATTGCATTTAATGTGACATTTCTTCTACCGTAACCCTCAAGGTATTCAGGCTCTCCAAAAATGGTTGCTAATTCTTCAGAAGCTTTATATGATTTTTCTTTAATTAGTTTAAAAACTTCTACGTTTAATTTAGCACTATCCACAGTATCAAAAGCCAAACCTTTTGATTGTAGAAGTGAATGCCACCCAAGTACACCCAACCCTAACGCTCTTTGTCTTTTCGCAAAGTTGTAAGCCTTTTCTAAATAAAAAAAAGCACGTTTTCCTTCAATAGTTCCGTTGTCTCTAATGTCTTCAATTTTTGTCAAAAACTCAGTAACAACCGCATCTAAGAAATAAGTCATAGTTTCAACCGCATCAGTATCTTTCCATTCATCATAGTGAAGTAAATTCATAGATGATAGAACACATACAAATGATTCTTCTTCCGAATTATGTAATGCAATTTCAGAACAAAGATTAGAGTTGTAAATCTTAGCACCTTTATCCTGATATACTTCGGGTGACTTTTTATTCATAGTATCAGTAAACATGATATACGGATACCCTATTTCACCTCTTCTTTGAATTACTTTAGCCCATATTGCTCTCTTTTCTTCATTACCTTCAATCATATCATACATAAAATCGTCGGTAACCGTAACCGCGTGTGTTAAGTCTTGGATTGGAAATCCTTCAGTTCCAATTTCTAAAAACTCCATAATATCAGGATGTTCAACGGGTAAGTATGGTGAAAACCGACCTCTTCTAGTTGAGCCTTGTGAGATATTATCTACGACACTTTCAAATAAATTCATAAAGTGTACTGAACCAGGAGCATGACCATTATCTGTAATTTCGGCGCCACGCTCTCTGATATTACCAAAGTATCCTGAGGTACCTCCACCCATTTTACTCATTTCACCTACTTCGGCTTGAGTGTAAAGAATAGATTCAATATTATCACCGATGTTAGAACCAAAACAACTTACGGGTAAACCTCGTTTTTTACCAAAGTTAGCCCATACAGGTGATGATAATGAGTACCATCCTTTACTCATATAATTGTAAAATTTATCCGAAAAACCTTCCATACCTAAAAGTTTTTCAGCATGGTCAGCAATTGTTCTAATTCTTTCTAAAGGTTCTTCACCTTCACTCAAGTATCCTCTACGAAGAAATGTAATAGACTCCTCGTTAATCCAATCAAATGGTTTTCTTTCTTTCATTGTATATAGTTAATTATTAAAATAAGTCGTTAGATGTAATTGATTTTGATTTTTTACTGTAGTTAATACTTCTTTTATTAAAGAAATCAGTATGTTTTGTGGTTAAGATTTCATCGTCAAACCATTCGGTAGTCGACAATAAAGTTTCATTAACTTTAAAGATACTATCAATACCAATTGAATTTAATGATACGTTAAATCTGTGTTTTATAAACTCCATAGTTTGTTTTTTAGTTAAGAAGTCTAAGTCTCCATTTTCAAATATCCAATTAACAATTTCTTCTTCGGCATCGTAAGCTTCAAGAGTCGCGTCTATCAAATCTTCAATTAAATCTTCTGTCCACCAATCAGGATTTTCTGATTTAATTAAGTTTACTAAATCAAACCCAAATTCAGCGTGAATATTCTCTTCTTTTGATGTGGCTTCTACTGCGTTACTAATACCCTTTAGTTTATTTTTATGTTTGTTAAATGACATAATAACTAAGAACTGTGAGAACAACGAAACATTCTCAACAAACATAGAGAATAAAATTACTGACTCAAAGTATTCTTTATTTTCCACCGCCTTAGAATTCACTATCGCTTTTTCTAAGTATTTAATTCTTCTACGAATTGCAGGTACTTGTAACAAATTTTCAAATTCTTTATTAAGTCCCAATAATTGAATCAAATGCGAGTAAGCGTCTGCATGTCTAACTTCAGACTCGGCAAAAGTAGCACCAACATTACCAATTTCAGGTTTTGGCATTCTTTTGTAGATATCACCCCAAAACGTTTTTACAGCAATTTCAATCTGAGAAATTGCCAACATAGCTCTTTGTACTGCAGACTTTTCAGTTTCGTTAAGATGTACTTTAAAGTCTTGTATGTCTGAAGTATAGTTAAACTCTGTATGAACCCAGTAAGAATGACGTATAGCATCAACATAGTCGTTTAGACTTGGGTAATCATATGGTTTTAAATTAACTCTCTTAGAAAAGATGTTTGGTCTATTTTTTGCTCTGTAGACTATATATTCCTTAGCAACCTCATTTAGTCCATTATCCATTAGTTTATTTTCGACCATATCATGTACCTCATCAACGTGAGGTACTCTATCTTTGTAACCTCTGAATAAAGCCTTAGTTGATATTCTAGCAATTTTTTCTGCCATCTCATTGTCAACCATATCAATACTATCCATAGCCTTTAGTACCGCCTTTTCAATTTTTTCAGTTTCAAATGGAACCTTGTTCCCACTTCTCTTAATTACATAACGCATATCTTTCTCTAACATATTGTTTAAGTTTTCCATAATACTAACAAGTTTTATTGTTTATTTTCTTTTTGCTTTCTTTTGTCAAGAAGCTCCTTAATTCTTTCTCTATTCCTCTCTTCCTTTTGTTCTTCCAATCCTAAGAATGTCACACTTTGTTCTGTGTCGATAACAAGCATCTCGTTATCAAACTTACAGTTCTCAAAAACGACCCCATCCTTTCCAATACGGGACTTTGTGATTGCAATGGTAGCCAAGTTCATCTCCTTCTGTTGTAGTGACTTGGCGACCGATATAATTACGTGACCGACTTGAGCCTTTTTGATTGAACCTCCCATCTGGTCTGTGGTAACAACGTCAGAAGAAATAGAACTTCTATTACCCTGTGTTGCGGTCCATCCAACCAAATTAAGTTCGTGACACATCGCTTCAAAACCTCTCATAACAGAACCTTCACTTTTCCATTCGTCACCCAAATTTTTGTCAGGAACAACACAATCGATATAATCCAAAACTACCATATCGACTTTAGTTCCTTCAGCCATCATCTTACGAATTTGGTTCTTAATTTGATTCATTGTCAATGTGTCAGAAGGTAATTTTTTAAGTACCAATTTATTGGGAGCGTTTTCCCTAATTTCTTGAACTTTTTTGAGTACCTTATCTTTATGCATTGACAATAAGTCAGGAGCGATTTCTGTCCAAAGAGTAAAATGTTTTCTTTGGATAATCTTTGGGTTGTCCTCGAAGAAAATTTGAAGAACGTTATATCCAAGATTGAATGCGTGATTAGAAATTTTTGTTAAGAATGTAGATTTACCTACACCTGTTGGTGCCAAGATAACTCCCAACTCACCTTTAGCAATACCGCCCTTTAAAAGGTTATCGATACCAGGTATACCCATAGGGATTGGGTGTCTAAAGTCTTCTTCTAAAACATCGTCCAAATTAGCAAAAACGTCTGCTGTACCAGCATCAACTTCACCAACTTGTAACGCCTCTCTAACCATCTCTTCAAGGTGGTCATAGCTTTCAAAATCACCTTTGTCGATGATTTTTTGAGCTTTACCCATAACTTTTTGTAATTCTTGTTGTTTACAAAACTTTAACGCTTTTTCTTGAACAAACGATTCTCCCTCCGCGGGGGCTTCTTTGATTTGGTCAATCATATCCAATACCATCTTCTGTGCCATAGGTGATGACACTTCAGATTTCACAAGTTGTTCTAACGTATTATATGAAGGTGTATGTTCGTACTTTTGGTAGTACTCCTTCATAATTTGCATAATCAACTTGAAGTATTGGTTGTCAAAATATTTTGGCTCGATTACATCAACAATCGAAGTAGCAAAGTCCTTGTAAAGAACGATGTTATTAAGTAGTTGAATCTGAAATGTATTGCCGAGGTATCCAAAATTTTTTTCTTTTGACATGTTGATTGAAATTATTAAAAGGTTGTTTAAATAAATATGCTTAAGTTAGGCTATATTCTTGGTATTCGCATGTCAATTTGTCAGTGGAGCAGACCTCGGTAAGTGACTTCAAGACAGACTTTAGGTGTGGGCGTACGTCAACGGTATATCTGACCTTTGGTGGGTACATTTTTCCATCCCATCCGCGATGAAAAATAATTTTATCGTTGTGTTTAATGTAGATATTAAACATCTCATCATCATCAGTCATGGATGTTTCAAGTATCATTGGGTCCGCCATGATTTGAAACTGATTGTCCAACATGTACCATACTGTTTTACTCTTCAAATCTTTATGAATCTTATCGTAGATATCACTAACAGTTTCATGTAAATCAATACTGTTTTTGACCTCTTCGTTAAAACCTTTAACATTGTAAAATCTTTGTACGATGATGTTGTCGTTCAACGTCAACAAAAACTCCATCTTTGTGATTTCATTTTTTTCCTTAATCATGTTTTTTTTGTTTTTAATTAGTTTTTTGTTTTTTTAAATCTTCGTTTTTCTTTTCTTGTGAGTTTCATAAAAGGTGTCAAGAAATACACCCATGCGTTATCTGTTTTTGGTAAATACTTAAATATTCCATCGTCCATCATCATCCTCATAAGATTTTGATATCCCCTTCCCTCAGGGTCTATATCTTCTTCGTAATAAAGTTGAACGAGTTCCCTTGCTTCTTCTGTTAACAAAGGTTGTGAAAGGTCCACGAGTTGTTTGTTAATAACATAAAACTCTTCTCCATATACCCCTCTCTTTGTCTTTCCCGATAACAAGTTTTGTAATGCTCTGTTGTCTTTATCATTCTCGTGTAGTTTTTCACCTTTTTGTAAAATATCATCAACAGAAACTACAGAGTCAACTATCTCAGGAAAAAGTTTTGAAAATGTCTTCTCACCGAAATAGTAGATACCGTCAATATTATCTGACTTATCACCAGATATAATCTTAAAGGTACTAACGTTTTGGTGGGGTATAGAGATGTCTTTTAACTTAACCTTATCTCCGAACTTAATCATTTGTTTTTGAGAGGGGGAGTAGACCTGCACAGACTCAGATATGAGCTGTGTCAGGTCCTTGTCAGCAGAGAAAATAGTTTTAGTTTCATTATTAGAGATTTGACAATAATATGCAATCATATCATCTGATTCATTATTATCCACCTCCACTTGGCGAATGAACATTTCCTCAAGGTATTGTTTAACTCTATCCGTCTGCCAATTAAACGATTGTTTTTGGATATCATTCAAACGGTTGTACCTTCTATTTTCCTTATATTCAGGGAAAATACGTTTTCTCTGTACTGAGTTATTTTCTCCATCCCAAAAGACAATAACCTTATCGTAATTGTGCTCATCAATAAATCTACGAAGAGTGTTCATAAAGTGGTATATACCACCGATATGATTACCTTTATGGTAATACTCCCGTACACCGTGATACCCAATCTTGAAAAGGTTATTTCCGTCTACTAATAAGGTCTTAGTCACACCATAAAACTTAAATGGTTACACTTTCTTCTTCTTCCAACTTAAAGTCACTACCCGTACCGATAATATCTTTCCAATACTCAGAATGTTCTGACTTGTATTGTTCAATAGACTTCTTTTCTTCTGCGGCGTCTTTTCCTGCCAAGAAACCGTGAGCTGTAACAAGGATTCTACCGTCCTCATATCCAAGTCCGTTGATGTGGTTTTTCATAACCGATACTTTTGTTCGAGTTGCGAACTTTACTTTTCTCTTGTCTTTTACCGCAGTAATCTTTGTGGTTCCCGCACCCTTTTGGTTTCCAAACAAAAAGACCAAAGATGAGTTTAACCAAATCGCTTCCCCACCTTTTGCTTTAATTTTTGGTTGACCAAATGGATTGTCAGGAAGTTCCACCCACGGTTGGTTGACAATAACCAAAGTGTTCTCGTACTTAGAGTCAGACCTTCGTGAACCTGAAATTCGTTGGTTGATACCCATACCAATTTTGTCAGCAAGAACCGCAGCGTTGTGTTGCTTACCACCCTTACCGTCATATGTCATCTTACAAGGTACAGAACCAACAGAGTCCCATAAGAACAACAAGTCATACTCCAAATCACCTTTGTCTTGAGCGTCCAACAACTCATTAATATAGTCAGTAATCTGTTCTATATACTCAAAGTTGTTATTAAAGAGGAAGAATCCGTCCCAATCCAATTCGCCGGTTTCTTCATCAACCACTTCTTCACACTCAAAACCCATAAGTTTTGCGTGGTCAAAAGACCATTTTTGCTCCGTGATAATAAACACAGGAAGGATACCCTTCTTTTGTGCATCAACCGCAGCCTTTACCAACGCAGTTGTTTTACCCGTATCCGAGTGACCCAAGAACATATTCAAATGTCCCATAGCCGGACCTGGCACGCCAACCGCATCCAAAAATTCAGTACCCAAGTCATAAAATCTTTGGGGTTTGAATTTCGCAGAAGAAGAGAACTTCTTCTTTATTGAACTAAAATCTTTTTTCTTAATTGCCATAGTTTTTGTATTACGTGTTTTTCGTTACGAACTTTTCGTAATGAAAAAGATGGAAGGGATTTCTCCCTCCCATCTGTTGTTTTGGTTTTTTAGAAAGGAAGGTCTTCGTCAACCTCCATTTCCGCTTGTGGGTCCTCCACTTCTTCCTTAACCACCTCTTTTTTAGTTGTAGTACCTCCAATAGTTTCGGTGTCTTCACCATCACCATATACAAACTTCTTAAGTTCAGAGTCCCATACAGGTGTCTCACCACGAGCAACCGCCTCCAAGTATTCAACAGGACGTTGTGCGTATACGTCAGACCAAGTCATCTCATCTTCAATCCATTCTTTCATTTGGTCCGCGTCGTCACTCAAAGGAGCCGGGTCGTCGTACATAATAGTTTGAACTACCGTGTACTCAATGCCTGAGTTAGTCTTAGATTTAGACAACTCAACAATCAAATCACGACCTTCGTTAGCGTCAGTAATATCACCTTTTGCTCTCCAAATAGGGATGATTTTGTCAAGGATACCTTCTTGTTTGTAGTTGTCCTTAAATCTCCAAAACTTAACACCATCCTCTTCATTGTCACGGTCAACAACCTTAACAATGTAGAACTTACGAGGACGATACTGCATTGCGAGTTTCTTATCGGACTCCTTACCTGTAGACATCAACTCTTCATAGACCTCAGTCAAAGGTGAACGCTCACCATCGTTTTTACCTGGGTCGTACAATTTAACCCACTTACCGTCAACTTGGACTTCGTGGAACCATACTTCTTTGAAAGGTGATGAACCGTCAGGTGTAGGGAGGATACGAACCCGTGCCTGTCCTGATTTTGTCCCTTTAGGAAGATACGTGGTGAAGTACTTCTTCAAACGTTCTTCTTGTGTCATACCGTCTCCGCTACCGCGAGACTCTGTGTTTTTTTCGTACTGTGCCAGTACTGCGTCGAGTGCATTTGCCATTTTTGTTTTTCTTTTATTCGTTAAAATTTTATCTGTTACTCAAGTAAAATATAACAACGAAAAACGTTAAGTCAAATCACTACATAAAAAAAAGACCGTTAGTAACGGTCTCTTAAATGCTCTTCATCCATAAAGTATGGGGGGTCATAAATATTCCTATCTACTCTAATTATTAAATCAAAAATAGAGTCGTTTTCTGTTTTTCTTAAAATAATTATGTGACCCTCTCTATCTACAAATGGTTCATCAATTTTAATTTCTTTTTTAAATCTTTTCACGGGTCTTTCACCATCCCACTCTAATTCAATTTCAGATAAAAAATAATAGTCTTGTGGATTTTCAAAAAGTTTATTCATTCTAGCACTACCACAACTACTTAAAAGTAAAAATGATAATATCAATAATATATTATAAACGCTCTTCATCTTCAAATGGCCTATCAAAAGATTTTTTTATATCACCGTCTGAATAATTTTCAACCTCATCACTAGTTAAGACATACTCATTTTTACCTGTCTTTTCAAACTCATCTTGCTTATCCACAAAGAAATCACTTAATTTTTGATTAAATGGATAACTATCTAAACTTCTTAATTGTAATTTTTCTTCAGGTGATTTTTGTCTGTATTTTTCTACTTTTTGTTCTAAATCATTAATCTTATTTAAAATAGTATCCATCTCACCTAATTTGGTTGTTAAATCTTCTAACTTACTGAACATTCCTTCCATATACTCGTCTTGTTTATCTGAAATATCTTTTTGTGTTGTAACCAGTTCAGTAACGTCAAGTTCTTCAGTACCGTCATCTGACACTTCATCAGTAGTACCTTCATCTCCAACTACTTCAACATCGGGGTCTGTTTCGATATCTACAGGCTCTGGTACTTCTTCCGCACCTGCATTATCTTCAGGTGTTGTTGTTAAATCGTCTGTAGTTTCCTCACCACCTTCCTCATCAGGTAATGGTGGTAACTCGTCCTGTTCTTGGATATAATTATTTATATTTTTATATCTTTTTACCTCTTCTAATAGTTTTTTCTCTAATGACATTTTAATAAAAATTTAACCGTTTAATAGTGTTTTAATACCTGTAGGTGTTTCAACTCTAAGAGTTTTATTTAAATTCATCGTGTTGTCAACTCTTTCTATTAGACCGTCTCTCATTCTGACAGTATAACAGTCTCCGGTGTCTAAATCGCATACTTCTTTATAACCGTTACCTCTGTCGGTTTCAGTTAGTCTTGTATCTTTTTGTAAATAAGTGTCCAATAAATTTTTTATATTCATAACTCTTTTTTTATATAAATATGTTAATCATAGTGAATATTCAAATACCACCTCTACTAATCACTGATGTAAATATTTCTAACCATTCTTTGTATTCTTTTTCGTATTCACTATTACTTGTTATTTTTGCAGTTACTTCATCATAAACACTACTAGCAGTACCAGATAAATTACTTTCTAAATCATATATTTTCCATATATAAAGAACCGCAAGTGTTTTTGCTGTTATACGTTCAGTAGAGCCAACGGACACACTTTGGACATGGTTAAATAGTGACTCGGTAAAATTACTCATACCATTAAATGATGCGTACATGAAGTCCAACGAATTTTCTAAACTGTTAAATGACGCTATCGGTATTATTAATGAGCCGTTCTCTACACAAGTTTGTTTTAAGAAAAAATCAGACCTGTTATTAGGTTTAACTAACCTATTTGTTGGTAAATCAACAACATTATAGTTATAGCACCCTTCTCTTAACGCTTTATTTTGTGTAGATACACCATATATAAATGTTTTAATTTTATCACTTTCAAAACTTTTTGTATTAAGATAATTTATTACATCTTGTGCCCTAATTTCTGTTTTAACTAAATCAACAAAGTCTTTATCTGAATATGCGGTTAACGACTGACACTTTTCAGTTGAACCTTGTTTTATTTTTGTTAAATCAGATAATGCGATTGTATTACTTGTCGTTGCGGTAGTTATATTATCTTCTACTTGTCTTAATTTCTTTTGGTACGATTTTAATATTTCCTTGTTTATACTAACTACTAATTTATCCGGTGGTGATAGAGAATATTTAGGTATTCTTATTCCACTAAAGTTTGTAACAAAACCTCTGTTACTAATATTATGTGCAACATTCATTATCATATACGGCCCATAAAATAATGGAATATTAGTTAAATTAAAATACATCGTAGGCTGTATCATAACATTACCCATAGATTGTACTTGACACGTATATGAACGTGTTCTATAAAAATTATATAATGATTGTGATTGTTGTGCAACTTGCTGACCTGAAGCTTGTTGACCTAATCCAGCAAGAACTTGGAACGTCGGTCCTATGTTTTTGTGTTGATTCATATCTATAGATATTGAATTAAACACCCCTTGGTTTCTTTTTCCAAAATCAACTTGGAATCCAACACATCGATTACTTTCTGAAAAGTTTTCTTTATTTTCTTGGTTTTCCCTTAAGGGACATGTTGAAGGGTTTGTTATATCAAATGAGTCGTCCCCCCTTCTTACATTAGGGTTCTGCCCCATAGCGGCGTTTACCGATGGTTCACCAACATATATCCCTAACATTCGAGGTCTACTATCCCTTGTGTCTACTTCCATAAACGTACCGAACAAGTCGTTTGGTATATCTTGTGGTACGGGCTCTCCCGCTTTAACTCTTTCGTCTCTACCATAAAAATTCGTATAAGCTGGTGTGGGTATAAATGTAAAATTGTTTTCTTCATATATTAAACCTATTAGTCCATATACTGACATTTTTTTACTTCTACCGGTTATAAACCCTTCTAATTCTGATATATTTACAACTACTTTATCTCCAACAGGTCTGTTAGCCCTATCCATAAATAAAAAGTCTTCAAAGATTGTTCTATTTTTAAAGTCCTGTCCTGAAATCCATTTATCATTCATAGTTTGAAAACTTTTCCATAGTTCAAGTTTTGTTACATTTCCGTCTATTTTTGATACATTAACACTGTCTTCGGTTATAGACGATGATGGTAAATCTCTGTTCAGTTTTATAAACATTTGATTTAAAATATCCTCTTGGAACTTTTCTTGTTTTGTGACAAAATCATTAATCTCTGAAACGAATTTTGTTTTATTAAACCCACTATCTTCTGATTTTTTGGATGCGTAAATTTTAATTAAAGAGGACAAAAGACTAACATTACTTTCAGTAAACTCTATACCCATATCAACGAAGAAGTCAGTTAAATAAGAACCGTCATCTGAATATTTAAAACCGTCTTCACTAAATTCTCCAACGTATTCATACATCGCATCCCAAGCTTTAGGATAATTTGTTTTACTATCCGTAAGTGTGGTAGAACCTCCGTTTGTAGGTAATGAACCGTTTACATAGATACCAAAATCATATGGGTCAGTAATTTTTTCTGTGGTTAATGAGTTATACACTTTTTTATTGTATTTACCAGGATTACCTATTTTTAAAACAATATCTTTTAATGTTAATAATTCAGTATGGTATTTTATAAACGAATTAGATTGTGATTTACTAATCAAATTCAAATCCACATCCATGTTATTAGTAAGTGTTGGTTTGTCTACCATCAACAACGACTTCATTACATTTTTTAAGTTAATGTAATATTGATTAATACTAATACCGTTTAATGTAGATTCTTGATTTTCGTAGACCGCTCTCCATTTTACTTTTTCATCTTCAGGAACTGAGTTGCCACCATATTGTGATTTAACTTCATAACTGTTTAAAAATTCTTCAAAAGTTGTTAAACCTCTATTAACAATATCAGGGTTAAACTTGTTTTCTACTTCACAAAAATTTAAGAAATGTGTTTCAAAAACATCCAACATTTCTTTAGTAAATACTCCAAAAATATCATCAATTGATGAATATGTCATGGTAGTGTCGTTACCTAGATTGAAAGCTTGTTCATTACCTGTCTGTGGGTTAACATATTTTATATATTGTGACGGTGTTGGTTTATCTACCATATCATTAGAAAAATATCCATAATTTGGTGATGACCATAGTGACCTTACGCTACCATTATAAATTGACGGGTTTGTTATTATATTTTGTTCGTGTTCACCTAAATTATTAAAGCATTCAAATTTAGTTTGATTAAACTTTACATCACCAAAAGACGGTACGATTAATATTTTGTCTTGTGAGTATTCTCTAAAATCGTGGTTACCTTTTACTTCGAAGTATTGTGACCAACTATTCATCAAATATTTACCCGCATTTTGGTTAATGTTTCCTTTTGCAGAATTACCGATTTTTAATTTTTTATTTGTTTGTGCTGCTTGTATTTCGTTAGAATTATAAGAAGTAAAAATATCTTTTGTTGTAAAGTAATAATATACATCATTAATGACTTTTGGGTAAAATCCATTATTAATTCTATCTACTTGGTATGTTACTGTATCAAACAATTCTTCTCCTGTGATATAGTCGCTTCCTAATGAAATTTGTACCGTATCTGTAATCTGTTCATATTGTTTTATGGTGACAGGTGAATTATTATAATTGTTAAATGTATATTGTTTTGATGTGTTATTACTTAACGGGTCATAAGCGTTTTTGTAATCAAAGTCCTTCCATACATCGTCAAGTATATCAACACCATTAATCTTATGTTGTTTGTAACGATGCCAGATTGAACCGTATTTTAATATGAAATGATATGGTAATTTGTGTATTGCAGAAAATTTATTTAAAGTGGCAAAGATGTAATTTTCTTCTGTTAATATGTTTTCTTTAAATGATTTAAATTTTTCTCTTAATGTAGATAGTGGTAATGAGTTTAAGTACAAATACCCTAAAGCCACGTATGGGTTATTAACTTCATTTTTTTCATTTTCAACCCCTTTTAATAATGCGTTTACAAAATATGGTGTGTTTAATAATGAAGTTGTTTGTTTGTTCGTTACAAAATTTTTGGTTGTATCATACTTAGTCCCATAATCAATAAAAGATTCAGTTAATATTAAATCTTTCTGCATTCTTAGATTATAGTAATTTATCACCGATTCATTTGTATTATAAGAGGTGTTACCAATACTTTCTAATGATGAGTATAAACCACTAACTTGTTGTGTCGGTGAGTTACTAAAGTTTAAAATCCAATTAAAATAACTTATTGGTTTTTTGTCGTTTTTTTCATCGTCGACACTAAACGACGAAATTGTTTTTTTATCTTCGTTAAAAAATAACATTTTTGTTGTGTCGTTACTTTCGGTAATGTTGTTAATTTCAAAACCCTTAGAAACGTTATTTTTTATCCAATTTAAGTTATTAAACGGATAACCATCCGTAAAAGTTAAATCGTTTGATATATTACTTTTTAGGTATGTTTTTAATTTTTCTGTACTTTCTACGTTACCGTCTACAGATGAGTCACCATCAAGATAAGATAAACTGTATATACCAAAGTCTTTTTCTATGTATGTTTTAATATATGGCGTGACATATTCTCCTCTTATCACTAAATTCCAATTAGTGCCCATACCGTTATTTGATATGGATTTTAAATATTTTAAAAAGTTTTCGTAACTAAAAGCGAAGTTTTTTAATAGGTCTATTAAATCGGGTGAACTATTTATTGATTTTTTTATATTACTGTACTCAAAATCACTTAGTACTGAAAAAATTTGATTACTGTACCCACTATCTTTATATAGTTTTGTATAGTTGGCGCCTAACACAACTCTTTCATATATTTCATAAAAATAAGGGACGGTATTTAAATCTGTATATGGTTTGTTTTGAAACGGGAATTCTATCGCGTTACAAGAATTAAATGGATTATTTTTTAAATTATTTTCAAAATCATAATCTACTGTCTGACCTTCGGTTTCTACCGCGGCCTTTATATATTCTTCAACAAATCTAACTTCAGGCCAAACATCCGATAAATAAGATTTTACTCTACCAGATTCTGAAGGGTCCCCTGGGTATTTATCTTCAAATTGTTCATTACCGTCTTCGTCCATACTAGAAATATAATACTGAGGCCAAGGATAAACTATCGCAGTTTCTTCTGTTTGTGATTGAGCATCTACACCTAAAATTAATGCACCTGCACCTGTCGATTCTACACCATCCGATTTTTCGGGAGAAAGAACCGCGCCTAACCTTATAGGATTTTTTCTTTGTTCCCACGCGTCATCGTGAACTTGGTCCATTAGTTTTAAAAATCCATCCGCACTTGCACATATAACCGCCATAACATTTTTTATTGTCGGATTAAACCCTAACCCAACATCAGGTGATTTTATTTTTTCGGCTAAAGCTTTAGCTAATTTTTCTTCAACTAATTCTTTGTACTTATTAAATTTTTCTTGTAACTTTTCTAACTTACCCAAAAAACTTTTATTTTTAAATTTTGCGGAACTTATTCTATCTCCGTAAACAAAAAATGTTTTTTTAAGCGTACTATCTTCTACTTCTAATGTGCTGGCGTCTACTTGATAACCATCGATTTGGAACTCTGCCTTAATTTTAGTTTCAAATTCGGCAAGTTCTTGTTCTGTTGGTATTTTATTATTTCTTATCTGATATGTCTCACTATAGTTTATAGTGTCCATATCATAAAAAACGTATAATAAGTCTGATATTTTTATTTCAGAATAGAGTGATGTGTCTATTTTTTCCCCTCCTATTTCACATTCACCTACTTCACCAAATGTCGTATTTGAATTAAGTTTTTCGTTATATTTTTTTATTATTGAGTCGAGTTCACTTATCGCATTATTTATGTTTTGTAACCCGTCTTCTCCTGATATAAGTTCTTTTTTCATCCCATAGATTATTGCTTCCATAGGGATTGTACTTATATATTTATCGTTTCTATTTATGTATTTTGCAGACCAATTATCTGTGATAAATCCGTAAATTGAATTTCTAAATTCTTCAATAGTATTGTTATATTCTTCTATATCATTTAATACGGTCATATCCTCTTTCCCATAAGCCTCCATAACGTATCTTTCAAAGTTTTCTAATTTCATTAACATTTGGTTTAATGTTAATTCAGGAAAATCTTCATCGATAAGCCCTTTTGACTTATAATTTGAATAAGCGTTTTTTATCGCGTCATAACCTCTTGTGGTTTTTTGTGTTTTTATTTCTTTTGTACCACTAGTACTCTCAGTAGATGTGGTTTCATTTCCAATAACCGCAGTTCTTTCGTACATATGTGGTAACGCAAATAAAGCATCTATAGGTATATCAGATAGTAGTGCGTGATTTCTTGAAATAAAAGTTGTAGATATTTTATAGTTTCCTGTTGTCGGGTCAAAAAGAGCGTTAAAGTCTTTTAACATCAACTCATACCTAATCGCCTTTCCATAATAACCTTTTAGAGTTAATGTGAATAATGGATATGGTAGTTGAAAGAACGCACTATATGGTGAATTCTCGCCTTGTTCAAACAACACCCTACCTTGTACGTCTTCCATTTCTATATTGACAATAGCCGCGTATGACGTATTAATTTTTAAACTAATATTTGTTATACCTAACAGTTGTGAATCGACATCACCATTTCTTGTTTGTCCCAAAGTCAAGTTGTCGGTCCAAGAAGTGTCTAAAAATTTACTTTTTTCTTCTCCCTGTCCTGTATCTTGTGTTTGTGGTGTCATAAAATTTATGACAGTAGATTTGTCGGTTTCAATAGAACCAACTCTAATATTTTCAACAGTATCGTTAAAATTTTCACCAATAACTAATTTACTCCTTGGTATGATTTTAGCCTCCAAATCGGCATACATAACCAATTCCTCGTGATTTACAAGTCTTTCTGAAACAGTGCCATCACTATCTACTACTTTGTTTGGGTCTACAACTATTATATTGTCATAGTCTGTTTCTACATAAATGTTTTGATTATTAAAAAATTTGTTATCTGCCATAATAGAAGAAATGTGTATCTAATGCCTTCTTATAATCTTGTAAAGAATTTACCAAAGGAAAGGGTATAACTAATACTGCACCATCATTTATATCATTTTCTAATCCTCCGAACTTAGGGTTAGCCGCCAATATTAACCATCCGAAATACGGTGTGTTATAAAACTCATAACTAATTTTATCTAACCTACTCCTACCAACTTTATATATATATTTTTTGTCTGTGGGTTTAGAGGGTATGCTAACAAATGGTACAACGGTTTGTCTTCCATTTAATAAAAAATCTTGATATCTATTATAGTACCTCATTAGTTAAGTGTATATTTTTCATTATATGAGTTTAGTGGTCCTGAGTTAACCAATTTAAATGTGGTATCAAAATACCCGACTTTTGTTTGGTCCGCGTCTTCTTGATATTTTCTTGTATAATTAAACTTCCTTTCTTTATCTAAGTTAAACGGTTGGTATAATGTAAATTTCTGTACGTTATTACTGTTTTTAAAGTTGTCAAATCTTTCTTTAGAGTTAGTCTCTAATTCTTTATAAACTTTAAATAACCCTGTTTGGCTTGTTTGTCCTATCGCCGCAGATTGTAACGTAAATATTGAACTTAATGATGTAGGAATTTCAGGTACTCCGTAAACAATAACATTTACATATCTTACCCATTCATTTTTACTTTGTAGTTCTTCCCCTAAAATTGTTGATTTAAATTCTTCAGGGTCTTTTAATATGTCTTCAAAAGCAATTGTACAAAATCTTGTTTGTGGTTCTGTATCAAAGTCTCCACTTAAAAATCCTTGGTATAAATTGTCTTTAAACGGTATAAGTCCGTTATCTTCAAATATTTCATCATAGAAAGTCTGTAAATCAAATCCAACCGTTTGTATATCAGCAATCAATTCTTCATTTGTATTTGATTGTGTCGACGATACATCTACATCTGTTGTCCCTGTTAAATCTAAAATAACGTTTCTACCTGATTTAAGTCTAAACCCATCAGTATTTGTGGTTATCAAATTAAATTCATCTATCATTCTAATTAAGTCCATCTGATTAGTAATTAAATCAAAAAAACTATTATTAAAATATTCAGGAAATACATTTATTTTATTTGTAATATATGACCTTAAGTTTTTCTTAAATTTTTTAATGTCAGTACTAACAAAATTTTGGTTACCTATGTTACTTAAAAACGGATTTGTTTCATCAGTAACATCTTGTAAAAGTTTTTCAGATAAGTCTATAGTTAGATTTGGTATGTTTTCAGGTTTACCAAATATATTAGTTGATAGTGTATTGTTACCGTCTAAATAACCTGTTATTAAACCGTCAGTATATTTTCTTGTTTTTGTGAAATAATATAAACCAATTTTAGATTGATTAATATTAATCGTTTCTAAGGTATTGATAATATTTTGAGTATATGTTTGAGACTTATTAATATAATCTTTAAACGAAGACTTGTAATTTATATTTCCCGTATAGAAGTCACCATTAGGGTTAGTACTAGTTACCTCACCTATACTGTCACCCGCTTCAACAGGGACCTGTTCGTCCCCTAACGGTGAGTCAGTCAAATTATTTATTTGATTTATATCCTCTTCAGTAAGTTCTTTTCTTGGTTCAGTATCTATTGCCCTGTCGTCATAAACTTCAGTATTACCGTAATAATTAAATGATAACGCGTTTTGTAATCTCGATACAGGTTCTTTTAACCCGTGACCCCCTATAAAATAAAACGACATGTTAATGTCCGCAATCATAGGTTGGACTCCTATACCTTCAGGGTTTAAGTCAAAAGTTAACGGTTCATAGTTAATACCTATTTGGTTAATAGCAATCTTAGTGTGGTAGAAGTCACCAATTCTCAATACACATATTGGTGGACTACCAAACGCAGTGTTTTTAACATCACCTTTTCTTGGTTTTCCGTCTTCACCGATTACAGGTATTGTATCTCCCGGTCTTAAACACTGTTGTAAAAAAGTAAGTCGACTGTTTAAACCTTCAGGAGTAATAGAATGGAATGCGGGTTGGAAATGTTTTATTTTTTCCGTTATCCCTTGATATACCCTTGGGGTTTCTTCGTTCATCATTTCAAAATAGTCACACTCCGTTAAAAGTTTTTTAACTATTGTTTGTGTAATTATTTTTCTTGTTCTTTCTTCTTGTTCATACTTTCTAATAACCTGAGGAGTCCTTCCTGTTATGTTATCTGTGATTATAGTTTCGGTTATTTCAGGTTCGGGTATTTCTGGTGGTGGGGGGTCTATTTCTTCTATATTATCAAAAACGACCGCTCTACACGCCATTGCCCTTGCCGAATATGTTTTGTCTTGGGTATTATCAAAGGGGTCTTGACAATTAAATGTTGCGTCTCCACCTCCTGGTGTTGCAACACTTTCTTCACCTTCTGATATACTATCAATTTTTATTTTATCTGAAAACTTATCTAATCCATTAAAACTTAAAATATATTTTCTAACTGAATCAATTCTTCTTTCAGATAAGTCTTTATTGTATTGTTTACTGTTTGGTGCGGACGCAGAACCTTTTAAGGTGATATTAATTCGAGCACCATTATCGACCGCTTCTTTTATCTTTTGTGTTAAAATTTTTGTTTTATACTCAATATAATTAAATCCACTATCACCCGTTGTTATATATTTTTCAAAAAAGTTTTGTACAGATTCTTTTTGTGGTTCATTTGCTTCAATTAAATAATCTGCCTTTCTATCTATATAAGTGTTAATAGATGTAGAATATAATTCTTCGGTGGTTAATGGTTCTGTACTACTTGTTTTAGGTGGTATGTCATTATCAAAGTAAAACTCATATCTATAATCTTCTTCTGTTATTTGTTTAGTATATGTCTCAACAACTGGTTGTGTAATTATTGGTTCTCCTGGTGATTGTATTTCTTTAGACCATGCCTCATATTCTATAACATCTGTAGTTTTTGTAATTATTTCAGTAATTTCCTCCGTTGTGAATTGGGGGTATATTTCTGCTAATTCATTAATATCATATTTTTTACATCCCGCAAAGAATGAGTCTACAATATCATTAACTTTTTGTTGGTCTTTACCACTAAGTCTTTTTTTGACAATATCATTCAAAATAGACGGGTGGTCTACAATAATTTTCCAACTTAATGAACCTTGACGTGTTGTATTATTATAAGTGTAAATTGGTTCAGGTCTTCCTAAAAACTCATTAGCGGTCCAATTAGTACTGTTTTGTTCCGATACTTTTATGTCATATGGAGGAAACCACATTATCCTACCCCCATTTGGTCCTCTTTCACATACAGGTAAATCTTGGTATGTAAAACCCTTTCTACTTGACGACCTCCAAGCTAAATTTTCTATAGAAAACATATACTTTTTAACTTTGTTTTCTTGAATATTTGTAGAATCTTGGTTGCTCCAAGGTGCAATGTTTAGGTTAAAGGTGTTATCTAAAATAGAATAGTTAAATCTTCTGTTTTGATTTGTTATTCCTTCACTTTTTTGTAAATCACTGTTGGTAAGGTATGGTATATCTTTAGTAAAAACTCTACAGTACTCCACTCCGACGGGTTCTCCTGTTTCGTTATCAGTGTATTGATACACCATAGACCCCTTAGTCATTTCTCTTGTTCCATCGTTAAATACTTTACTTACCTGACTAATAGCATTACCAACATGTTGTAATTTTTTATCACCCGATAGACCATCTGCGGCATCTATAAGCCTTTGGGTATCATCTAATATTGAGCCAGGTGTGAAACCATACTTTGTTGACGTAGTTCCTTCCCACGTGCTCTGTATGTTTGAAGAGTAGTTACTGTCCGTAGAACCTAATCCGCCTCCTTCGGTAGCCTTTCTTCCCGCACCTTTTTCACTTTCAATACTGGTCCATGTAAAACCACCTTGTAATCTAGGTGCATCATAACTATTATTTGTTTTAGTATTGTTTCTTAAGTATTTTGTTCCATTTAAACCAAACTTAAAATTGTTGGTTGAAATTTTGTTTTCGTATTCTTTACCTAATTCTGAATAACCTCTAACTGGTGTTCTAACTCTATTTCCGAATTGATTGATTGGTAGTTCGTCTACAGGTGATATTATGTCTGTAGGATTACTATTTTTACTACCTAAATAAAAGTTACCCGGTGGTGGGTTTATGCCAAATGACCTACTATTATCTGTATAGTCAGGTGCATAAACATTTAATTCTAAAGATTTAAATAGTCTTTTGGTTTGACCTCTACCTGTGTTTGATAAAAAATCTTCTGATGATTTTCTGTTTGCTTGTGGTAATAAGGTTCCTCTTTCTTGAAATTCTCCTCCTGTAGAATAATTGGTTGATTGATTTATACTTGATTGTGGAACTACTTCGTTAAAGTAATTGCCAGGTATCCAAGAATAAGGTGAGTACACACCAGATATTCTACTTATGAAGTCTAAACCCTTACCAACTACATTATCGGGTACGGATATTTTCCAATCACTCTCTATTACTTGTTCATTACCTGTAGCGATTGCAACGGCGTCAAATGGGTCCGATAGGGCATCTAATAAATTTATTCTACCTAAAGTTTGTTGTCTAACTTCTTCACCAATTCTATATTGAAATTGCGTTTTTAGTTGTTTTGCGGCAATTCTTGTTAAATCGGAATCTTCTCTGAGTCTTCCGTTATTTCCGTTTGGGTTTCTTCTTGTTAGTAGATTAAATGCCGTATATGTAGATGCTATAAATGTATAATACTCCTCTTGTATTCTTATTTTTCTATGTACGTCATCAATATCTACTGACCTGTCATAACCTCCGTCAGGTCCATAAGCGTTCTGAATATAAGCTCTTTTTTGTGAAAATTCAGTAATATTAGAATATTCAATATCTGAATTAGATTCAAATATTCTCTCTTTAAGTAAAAATTCTTTTATACCCGCCCTTTCGTCACCTTTGTATCCTTTTTTGTATGCAGGAAGATTTCTCTTTATAAGATTCTTTCTAAAGTTTTCTGTTGCACTAAATGTTAATTCACTTGGCATTTAAATCTATTTCTATATAAATAGATTAATCACTGATTTTTCAAACAGAATAAGTGTTATTACTGTTAGTAAATATAGTCATTAATTTACTTGTAAAATCAGGATTACTAACTATTTCTTTTCCTAATTGTTCTGATGAAATATTTTGAGGTAAGTTTCTTCCATCAATAGATAAATCTATCTTACCACCAACATTTAAACTTACATCACCACCGACAGTATTAACTGTTGATATATTTTCTATTATAGTTCCTAACTCTGCTAATTTTTTAAATGAGTCGTCTTCTTTAATTGTACTTTCATTTAGTGTAGTTTGAAAACTTTCAACACCATTACTGGCGATTTCTAAAACTTCCCTTAACTTATACATTTCACTTATAGGTACCTCAGGTTCAGGTATATCTAAATTAATATTTGTATTTTCCTTTAAATTATTATAAAAATCTTCTATACCTACACTTGTAATTTCTAAAGCCTCTTTTAACCCATACATTTCTGTTATAGGTACCTCAGGTATGTCTAAATTAATATTTGTATTTTCCTTTAAATTATTATAAAAATCTTCTATACCTACACTTGTAATTTCTAAAGCTTCTTTTAACCCATACATTTCTGTTATAGGTAGGTCCATATTATTTCTATTATCGTCCGATAATACACTATTTAATGTTCTACCTAAATCTTCACTAAATAATCCTGAAATACTTGGGTCCATATAATCGTTACGTTTTTCTCCAAATAAATCCGTACCTCCGATTAATAAGTCATCTTTATTAAAACTTATAGGGTCCATCCCAGGTCTTAATATGAAATCATCTTCCTCCGGACCTGTGGTTGGGTCAGTTCTAACTTCACCACTTTCCATATCATTTATATAATCACCTCCAGCAGCCAATGCTTTATTAACCGCCACAACAAAAATATCACTCATAGTTGCAAGACCTGTACCAACAAGACCTAAGTTATCCGCTAAACCAGCAGGTATTAAATTTTCAAACTCCGCCTTTAAACCAGACGCATTTCCTGATAATTCTTTAAATTTTGTTGTAAGAGCACCTATTAGGTCAACATTTTTTAAAATGTTTGTTTCATCTAATTTATCTTTAAATGTTATTGGTGAATCTTTGATTGCGGTTGTCATAGTGTTAACCATACTCATCGCAGCCGACTGAAATTTGTCTTTAGCTACTTCACCTTGAAGTCCTGAAGCAATATATTCTGTAAGTCCTTCTCCATAGACCTTTAACGCGTCTTCGTTAATTGTTTTATCGAGACCTTCAATTACAGTTTCAGAATATGAATCTAACGCATCTAATGCGTCATAAACACCAGGAGTATTTACTCCCGCCATTAAAGTACCTGCCTTAGCTGCGTCTTGTCCATAAGCTAATTTTTGTAAAGCAGTAAGTTGTTGCATCGCAATTTCTTTATCAGAAAGTGCGTTCATTTCGTTTTGTTTTGTTAACGCATCTAAGTCACTACTATCTAACTCTGAAGCCTTTTTAATTTCAGTACTTACCTTTTTACCCATCTCATCAAAAGAAGGTACACTAACGACCAATTCACCATCTGCGTCAATATCACCCATATTAGCAATTAGGTCTTTAAAGTCTTCAGGTACATCAGGTATTGTACTTAATAAATCTAATTTTTTAGTCCTTTCAGCCGCCTTTATTGCCGTTTCAGTTAACGACTGATAATCCATACCTGTAAGATTTGCCGCCTCTCTTAAACGGTACATTTCAGTAACAGGTATATCAAATTCTCCTGTTTTTTCATTAAATACAACCGCACTTTCGGCCATATTAAAAATAGACTCTTGTAACCCTTCGGCATCGGTTTGAGCCATTTGTAACAACTTAAATGGGTCTCCTAAATCACCGACAGCACCTCCTAACATTTGGAATCCAGCAGCCGTTTCTATAGCCGCTTCAGGGTCCATTAATTTTTCAGATAACGCAAAAGTTTTTGACACATCAAATCTCAACGCTTGTGCCTTTGCGACCATTCTAGAAAAACCTTCAACACCATCGGCAAAATTATATGAAGAAAGTGTTTTTATGTTAGTACCAATATCTTTCATAAATTGTCCGACATTAATACCATAATCTCTAGCTTGTTTTTGCATGGTACTAATATTTTCAATCGCCTTATCGGTACCCACTCCTATTGTCGCAAAACCTTCAATTAACGGGACTATTTCCGCAGAAGTTAATCCTGCGTTTCTTGCCAATAACTGCATATTAATAACTTGTTCAGATGAAAGTAACGTATTAACTTTCATTACATCATTAATATTTTTTATTAGATTTAAATTTTCTTCTAATCCAACACCAAATTTTGCAGTTTCATATGTGGCGTTCGCCATACTTTCCATTAAAGCATCACCAATAATACCTGTCTGACCCATCGCCTGCGTCGTTAGTTCGTAAGTGAGTTCTTGTAATTTTGCAGTGTCTTCAATAACCGCAAGTGGGAAATTTAATCTAGCTAAACTAGCACCAATTTTAACAATATTTGCATCAAGAATACCTGTTGCCTTATTTAGTGCATCAACACCACTCGATAAATCGTTAAGAGCTTCTTTACCCGCGTTTTTAGCGGTATCTAAGGGATTTTCAATAAAAAACATATACTAAGTATTATTATATAAATACTTATCTTTTTGATTTAGCTTTTTCCATCATTTCCGCCTTTTTTTGAAATTCTTCTATTAATTTATTTACGAAATATTTCCTTTCGTATGTGGGCATATTGATTAAATCCCCATAAGAAAAATTAGCGTGTTTTACTAAATAATAAATCTCATCGAGCAGAGATACCCTTATATCAGAAGAAAGGCCGAAAAAACTCCACCCCAAAGGTGACTCTAACTGTCAACTCCTCTCCTGACGGGGCGTTCAATTTTCTTTCCAACTCAAGTTTGGGCTCGGAGTCTGAAAGAGTGTTTCTTATGAATTTAGAATCCATAATTGGTAGGTTTATTACAAATTTAGAAATAAATTCTTTGTCTGTATTATCATCAACACTAACTATTTGTTTTGTTAGTCTGTTTGTAACTACGGGTGTTGTGACGTTAGAAGGGTATTGTTTTAACAAATCATTTAACTCTTGCGTCTCACCTACAGTTAATAATTTACATTTTATATTAGCACCAGACTTAGGTAATGTCATATGGAATAATCCATCTTCTGAAGGTTCAGTTTTTGGTTTTTTAAAATTTAATTCATCTAATTTTATAGTGTGATTAAATTGTTTGTTTGTTTTTGGGTCTCTTAATGTAAAATTATAATCGGGACCAAAAGAAGTGTTTCTCAAAAAAATCATGACCGCCTCTAAATCACCCTCTAATAAATCCTCTACACGAATATCCGGTTCATAAATTTTATTTTTTACTAATTCATTAAGAATATTACTGTTTTGTGAATTACCTATAGATATAAGAATATTTTCGTCTTGTGCGGTCAAATACCCCACCTTAAGACTTTTTTTCTTATTTTTATAAAACTTACCTTGCGATGGTAAACTTACTACGTCATGTGGTAAGTTAAACTCTTGTTGTCCGTATTGTCTAGAATCTTCCATATTTTTACATAAAAAAAAACCATAGGGAATGAACCCTATGGTTAAATATATAACTTAATGAATTTTTATCAATAGTATTAGTAAACCAAAATACATCTATCGGGACGTAATGTTGCGGTGATTGTTGCCAATCCATCGTCACTATATCCCAAACTATCGAAGTTAACATCAGTTAAGAAAGTACCTTGTAGTATCCACTTTTCGACCGCAACACCTGTAGGGTCTAACATTTCAAGGTCTAAATCTTTCTTATAACCGGCGGCATAACCCATACGACCTGTTACAGACTCTGCAGTTAATCTAACCCACTCCATAAGTGCTTGTGAAGCCGATGGACCAATTGGGTCTCTAAACGTTACGTTAATGGTATTCCAAGTAAATCTACCTGCAACGTATGTTGAAGTGTTTAAGAATGGAATCTCTGTTGCGTTTATCTGTACGTTAGGTCTTGATGTTGATTCAACATACCAAGAGTTTATACCTAATGAAGAAGGGAAACTAAGAATAAATCTATTTTTCCTTTTTGGTTCATACGGTACGGGCATTTTCATTAATAAGTCAGCCATAGTATTTTGGTTTTAATTTTCTTGTTTATTTTAATTATAAATATCAGCTAAAAACTTTTTTCTCTTTACTTTTACTTTTTTTACTGTAAAATGTTCTTCCAGAAGGTTAATAATTATACTTCTATTTTATCTCCTCCTTTTGTTAGATAAGTTTTAACTGGATTTTCATCTTCATATTCTTTTTCTAGAAATGATTTTATAGATTCAATATTACCTGGGTCATCATCAGAAAAACCAATTTGCGGTACAAAGTTGTTAGTGACATCATTAGTAAATGATACTTTTTGACCTAGCTTTTGGCTCTGATATTTAACATAGTTAATAAATTCTCTTAATGCTTTTATTTTACCTTCTTCAGGGTTAGAAGCGGACCCCTCACCGTAAGTCACAGGATTATACTTACACATGTCCAAATATTCTTTAATTAATAGTTGGTCGTCTTTCATAACTTCTCCTGACAAATCACGATATTCTTTTAGGTTATTTATTAGAGTCTGAGCGTTAATACCGTTATGGTTGGTCACAATCATATTGTATATCGACTCTCTTAAAACGGACGGAGTGTGTCCTCGAGCGGTTATAATTGCAAAAATAGAACCACCGTTAATACACTCCACAAAATCGTTCCACGAAGGACCGGGTTCCGCTAATAATGAGTCAACAATAAATTTCTTATCACCACTAACCCCAAAATTTCTATAAGGGTCTTCTGCATAACCAACAATAATTTCTCCTTTATAATCAAAAGGTTCTTTACCTATTTTTTGTCTATACTCAGCAAAGTCTTCAGTAGACATACCTACTTCATACCCTTCCTCAGTAGTCAACATAATTTGAGTTGGCATAATAACGATATTGTCATCCCAATCAAAAGCATAATACTTTAAATCAGGTTGACCTTCCTCAATACCCTCTTTAATAAAGAATAAATCATTAAGATTTTTTCTTATTATTGTTTTTAAACTCATAAAAATTACTTGTTTAACTTCTCGATTAATCTTTCTAATTGAGACTCAGTCATAATTATATTCTGAGGTTTTTCAGAATAAGTCTTAACTCCATTACTTTTCATCTCTAAAGATTCTCTTAAGATTTTCTTTTTGAATTCCATATTTTTATTTTTTTTAAACGTTTAAAATTGATAAATGGGGGACACCGAAGTATCCCCCATTATATAATTATCAGATATCCTCAAAAGATGCTCCTGTTGGAGTAATCAAGAATTCTATGTCGATGAATTCTAACGCTCTTGTTGGTTTTAGATAAATCTTACCTACTAATTGGTTAGCATCTAAATCTTCAGGAGTGTTTTGTACAACAACTCTAAAGTCAATCAAACCTCTATCTCTTCTGATTCCATCCAAGATTGGGTTGACCGCATCTAAGAACTCTTGTCTTACTTGGTCGTCGTTTTGTTCAAACAACAATCTAACCGCAACTGCTGAAATCAACTTACGAGCCTGTAACAACAATCTTCTAACGTTGATTCTGTCAAGTGCAGATTCTTTAATTTGTGTGGTTTTGTTACCCCAAATTACTGTACCTACATCTGAGAACGTTGCAATTGGGTTAATTCTACCCTTATAAAGAATATCTCTATCATCTTGAGTTAACTTCTTACGTGCCTTAATACCATTAACAAGACCTCTTGTGTAACCCGCCGATGCAAACCATGGGAAAGCTATATTATCAGTTAACGCTAAGTTTCTTGTTACCTCCGCAGTTGGTGGTAAATAA